AATATGAATAATGAAAGTTACACAGTAAATCCTCTAGTATCATGGGTACTAGGTCAATGTGACCAATGGAAAGTACACAGAGATACAAACTACCTTGACAAGTGGCAAGAGTATGAAAGACTCTTCAGAGGCATCTTTGATGCTGCGGATAAAACCAGAGATTCTGAAAGAGCCAAGATTATCACTCCTGCACTGCAACAAGCAATAGAGTCCCACACAGCAGAGATAGAAGAGGCTGTGTTTGGTAGAGGTGAGAAGTTCTTTGATATTACGGATAACCTAGCAGACCCACAGAAGATTGATATTCAGTTAATCCGTAATCAGATGCTTGAGGACTTCAAGAAAGGTAACGTAAGAAAAGCAGTATCTGACATTATTTTGTTATCTGCAATCTATGGTAATGGTATTGGTGAGATTATTGTATACGAGAAGAAAGAGCTAATACCAGCTATGCAGCCAGTAGTAGAGATGGGTATCACAGCCGTAGGTGTACAAGAGAAAACAAGGTTCTGTGTAGGACTAAAACCAATCACACCATACAACTTCTTAATAGACCCCTCTGCAAGCAACGTACAGGAGGCTCTAGGCTGTGCTATTGAAGAACTGGTATCTATCCATTCTGTAGTATCAGCAATGGAGTCAGGAGTCTATGAGACAGTCCCAGACCTATCTCAGTATGCAGTAGAGACTGATTTAGAGCCATCACAAGAGGTATCTGACTATCAGGAAAACAGAGTCAAGATTCTACGATACTATGGACTCATACCAAAGTATATGTTGGATAATCAAGACGACTCAGAGAAGTTTGAAGAAGTATTCAACAAGCAAGCAGATGAGTATGGTACTCAGGCAGCAGACTACAGCGACCTAGTAGAGGGTATTGTAGTCATAGCGAATGACCAGCATTTACTCAAAGCAGAAGAGTCACCATACATGATGAAAGATAGACCTATCGTTTCTTTCCAGAATGATAGTGTTCCTAATCGTTTCTGGGGTCGTGGTATTGCTGAAAAGGGCTACAATATGCAAAAGGCTATTGATGCTCAGGTACGATCACACCTTGACAGCGTAGCACTAGCTACAGTACCAATGATGGCTATGGATGCTACCAGATTACCTAGAGGTGCTAGGTTTGAGGTAAAACCTGGTAAGACTATTCTTACAAATGGTAACCCAGCAGAGATTCTTTATCCTTTTAAGATAGGTTCAGTCGATGGTTCTAATATTAATACTGCTACTTCTTTTATGAATATGCTACTTATGGCTACAGGAACAATAGATAGCTCATCACTACAAGCTATGACTACAGCAGAAGGAGCTGGTTTATCTGTAGCATTGTCATCAATCATAAAGAAAAACAAGAGAACACTAATAAACTTCCAAGAACAATTCTTGATACCTTTTGTAACCAAGTCTGCACACAGGTTTATGCAGTTTGACCCAGAGAGATATCCTGCACAAGACTTTATATTTACTCCTTCTAGTAATTTAGGTATCATAGCTAGAGAGCATGAGCAGATGCAGTTTATGAATTTACTGAAAACACTAGGTGCAGAGTCACCAATCGTACCTTTAGTTCTGTCTGCAATCATAGAAAACTCTAGTTTGAACAACAGAGAGCAGCTAATACAGCAACTACAGCAGATGATGCAGCCTAATCCACAGGAAGCACAGTCACAACAAGCTGCTGTACAGCTACAATTACAGAAAGCACAGCTAGAATTAGCAGATTTACAAGCTGATGTACAGCTAAAACAGGCTAAAGCACAAGGAGAAGCGGTAGAAACGCAGTTAAAACCTGCTGAAACACAGGCTAAGATAGCTGCTAGTGCTTCTAAGTACTTAGGAGACGCTGATGACCCAACAAAAGAGTTTGAAAGACGTATAAAACTAGCAAATGTGGCTCTAAAAGAGAAAGATATTGATACAAAAGCACGAATTGCAGAATTACAACTACAAGCATCAAGAAATACTTGACTTTTACAAAAAAGTATGCTATAATCACGCATTAATAAAGCAAAAAACGTGCCAATGGATAAAAAATTATTAGATTACTATGATAACCGTTTTGCAATGATGTCTTCTAAGGGTTGGAAAGACCTTATGGAAGATTTACAAAAGATGTATGATGAATACAACAGTGTTCAGAACTGTGAAACAAATGAAGAGTTTCATTTTGCTAAAGGACAAGTAGATATACTAAAGTATATGTTAGGACTGAAGGATATGTCTGAAAAAGTATATGAAGACTTGTGTGCAGAAGAAGAACAGAGTTATTCAAACACATAATGACTAGAAGAATATTTGAGTTTCAATGTAATAATGATCATGTATTTGAACAATACATTGATGACTCGTTAAAAACAACCACCTGCCCCGCTTGTGATACTGAAGCAAAACGCATAATCAGTAAACCAAGAATAGACCTGGAGGGTTGTTCAGGTGATTTTCCTACTGCTGCTGACGCATGGGTTAGACGCAGAGAAAGTCACATGAAGTATGAGAGAAAGATGGGCATAGGTCAAGAGTATAGTAGTATGGGATAAGGTTAGACCCCCATTTAAAGTGTCTTTCCTAAAATGTCAACTGACACAGGAGAGTATAGTGGCTGAGTTTGTAGAAGAAGTAGAAGATAAGAAAGAAGAACCACAGCAAGAAGAAGTAAAAGCTGAAGAAGTTAAACCAGAGATTCCTGAGAAGTACAAGGAGAAAACTCTTCAAGATGTTATAGCTATGCACCAGGAAGCTGAGAAGTTAATAGGCAGACAAGGTACAGAGTTAGGAGAACTTCGTAGGGTTGCTAATTCTTATGTTCAAAGTCAACCGCAAGCAAGGCAAACAGAAGTCAAAGAAACTAGTGATGATGATTTTTTTGCTAACCCTAAACAGGCTGTAGACAACGCAATACAAAATCATCCTAAGATTAGAGAAGCAGAACAGCTAACCCTAGAAATGCAAAGGTCGAAAGCTCTTTCATCACTGAAAGAAAAACATCCAGACTTTACAGAGATCGTAAAAGATCAAGGGTTTCAAGACTGGATAGGTAATTCTAAAGTAAGAACAGAGTTATTTGCTAGGGCTGATCGTAGGTATGATTATGATGCTGCTGATGAGCTTATTTCTACATGGAAAGAAAAGAAACAGATTGGTAGTAAAACTGTAGAAATGGAGAAACAGGCTAGATCACAAGACATCAAAAGTGCTACTACAACTGTACCAAGTGGTAGCGGAGAAGCACCATCCAAGAAAATCTTTAGACGTTCTGACATAAGAAATCTTATTAACAGTGACCCTGACAAGTATGAAGCCTTGTTGCCTGAAATAGAAAGGGCATATCGAGAAGGTAGAGTCAGAGGATGATATTTTAGAAAAGGAATTTAAAAATGGGTTTAGGTACTAATCATGTAATACAATCAGAAGTCAATACCGCAGGTTTTATACCTGAGGTTTGGTCGGATGAAATCATTGCAGCTTACAAGAAGAATCTTGTTGCTGCTAACTTAATCAAGAAGATGAACATGAAGGGCAAGAAAGGTGACGTAGTTCACTTCCCAGCCCCAGCAAGAGGTTCAGCTACAACCAAGTCTGCTGAGTCAGAAGTTACTTTGATTCAAGAGTCTGGTACAGAAAAGACTGTAACAATCAACCAACACTATGAGTATAGCCGTTTGATTGAAGACTTTGCAGAAGTACAGGCATTGACTTCACTAAGACGTTTCTACACAGATGATGCTGGTTATGCACTAGCTACAAGGATTGATTCAGACGTACTAGCCCTTGGTAGACAGTCACAGTCTGGTTCTGGTAGTGCTGCTTATGACAAAGGTTATCTAGGTGGTGATGGTTCTACATTCTATGTAGCTGCTAGTAATAACGAAAGTGCTATTACTGATGCAGGATTTAGAAGAGCTATCCAGCGTCTTGACGATCAAGATGTTCCTATGGATAATCGTAACTTTGTCATACCTCCTGTAGCTCGTAATGTAATGATGGGTCTATCACGATTCACAGAGCAAGCGTTTACAGGTGAAGCTGGCAATGCCAACACCATTAGAAATGGTCAGATTGGTGACATATATGGTATCAAAGTATATGTATCTACCAACGTAGACACAACTAACGGTTCTGGTGCTGCTAGAGTATGTTTGTTGTTCCATCCTGAGTTTGGAGTATTGGTTGAACAGTTAGGTGTTCGTGTTCAAACACAATACAAGCAAGAGCATTTAGGTACGCTCTTAACTGCTGATACCTTGTATGGTACTGGCGAGCTAAGAGATACTTCTGCTGTTGCTCTTATTGTTCCAGCTTAATTTTAATAACAGGGTTGGCTCTAGCAGTCAACCCTTTTCTTTATAAGGATGAATAATGGCTACAGTAAAAAGAGGACAACATAGACAGTTTCAGGGAGCTTTCTCTGATACCTGGACTATTAAAGATACATTTAACTTTGGTTCAGTAGCAGACGGTAATGAAGAAGCTACTGGTGTAACTGTTTCTGGTGTTGGATTAGGTGACATGGTTTTAGGAGTAGCTGCTAGTGTAGACGTAGCAGACCTAGATTTAACAGCACACGTTACTGGCACAGATCAAGTTACGTTTCAAGTAAATAATAATACAGGCGGTGCAATTGACTTAGCTACTGCTGAATACACAGCCCTTGTGGGTAGACCAAATTGGTAAACATGATAACCCTCTTCGGAGGGTTTTTTTGTTAAGGAATAATTATGGCTTTTTTTAGAGGTACTGGTGGTGCTGGTACTGCTACTTTTGAACAGTTACCATTAGCAATTAGTGAAGGTGGAACAAGTGCGACTACTGTAGCTTCTGCTAGAGTAGCTTTGTTGCCTTCTTATTCTGGTAATGCTACCTTTGTTCTAGCAGTAAATGCAACTGAAGATGATATAGAATTTGTTACAGCAGCAGCAGCGTCTGCTGTAAATTATAG